ATAGAACCAGTTAATCTCTCCAAAAAGGTTATTAACTCCTGCATTAATTAAATCTCTAGGTACTGAGTTTAAACTATCGTAGACAAAATCTTCAACCAAACATGGCATAGATCTTAGTTGACCATCGTAGTTAAAAAAACCATTTTCCGACATCCAATAAGCGGAACCATCGACTTCAACAGCAGCATTTTTACCAATTAATCCACAGTTAGTCCCTGCTTGTGCAAAGGCAAAAGTAAATGGTGATCCAACAAATTGCATCAAGAACAGTGATGTATCTGTCCAAATATATATGGCATCCCTACCTTTAATTGCAGACATAATTTTAGAACCCGCAGCAAGCCTTTGAGAACCTGCAGTATTGTTTGCAGTAATGGTATAGTTATTAATATCTTCTTGGTCTGAAAATCTTATAAACATATCATCTTGTGAAGTTTTATCTCCAATTCTAGTTTCTGTTCCATAAAAAACTAAATGTCTATCGGGTGTAGATACTAATACATGGCGTGATGCAGTAGGTGCACCAGTAATAATAGTTGCTCTATTTGATACCGCATTTGGTGCTGCAGCATCCCATTCAAAACATTCGTTGTTGTAAATAAGTGCGATTAATTTTGTACCAAAATTATCAAGGACCCATAAACCTGGGTTTAATGTAAACTGTGAAGAAGACGAAGCTTGACCCCATGCATTAAAGTTTGAAACATCAGTAACAGCAGCACCTACACTATGTGTTGCAGCTGTGCTACCATTAGCACCTCTGGCCCCACCAGTTAAGGTCCCTGTTCCCGTATTATTTGCTGTGTAAGTAATAAATTCTGTTCCTATCTGTATTGTCCCTGTTGCCGGGAACGCTGCAGAACTTGTTAAGACGACGGTTGTTCCTGTTGTGTTTGTTAAAGCAGTTGCAAGAGTTGTTGTTGCAGCACCAGTAACTGTACCACCAAATAAACCTGTACCCCAACCAAAACCTGATTGTTGTTTAGAAGGTCCAACACTATAATAATATAATGCATCAGCAGATCCTGCACCTGATAAAGGTGTACCTACTTCTGTTGTTGCCATTGTTATAGTAAAAGTTGTATTGTTTGGAACGGACGCTACCATAAACTTTTTACCTTCAAATGTAGCATTAGTAAAAGTAGATCCCGATAAACCACTAACATTTTCAAAACATACAATGTCATCATCATCTAATGGTACAGATGTGGAAACCGTTACTGTTATAATATTTGAATTTGCTGTACTTGTAAATGTTGCGCCTGAAACAGTTTTTTCTATGGGGTGTATATCATAAAACACTCCTTCAGAAAAAACATAAAGAATCCTGTTTGTTCCGATTGCGGAATATTTTATTCCAACATTATCATCCCAATTATGAATTGCTCTTGCAGCACCTGTTAATTTAGATGCGCCTAGTTGATCCCAACCACCAATTTTTTCAGGACTACCATATCTAAAACGTACATTGTCACCATCAAACCATTGCCCTTCAGCCCCGGTCTCTGTGACTTGTTTATTAAATCCTGGTGCAAAACCTAGTTTTTGTAGCATAAATTAATCCCTAGTTTAAAATATACTAGAACCCTAGTTATATCAACATATGTTATAGGTAGAAAATTAAACTACGATGCTGTGTGTGCTTTACCAGCAACGATTGCAGAATTAACAGATGTCATACTTTCAGTAGTCCAATAGTCTTTAGCAACCATAAGCTCTAAGTGTTCAACATTTCTGTCAACTGCACTTTGTCTATCAGCTGCTTCTTCATCAGCCATCTTCGTTCCATCAATAATACCATTAATTAGATCTACAGAATGGCCCATAGCTGTGTAATCTTTTGCTATATCTTCTGCTGTTTTTACATCTTCGCTCATAATATTTTCTCCTTATATTGTTGCGCAAGCAACAGGTTTAGTTTTATCAAGTTTTTTAAAATTATCAATAATTATTTGGGGTTCTACCATATTATTTCTTGGATCGCTATCAACAAATTTAGCCTCATCCCACTCATCTTTCATATGAAAATGTAGGTTTTTATTGTGAGAATAACCAAATTGTGTCCACCTTGTACTACCCCAAACAACAACTCCATAAGCTTTGGCTGATGGTGAAAAGTGTTGTAGACAACTATCAATACTAACAAACCCTTCAGCACCTTTTAACATTTCATGGATATGGGCCCAATGTAAATCACATCTAATAGTTTTTTGATAATGCGGTTCATTAGGTAATACACAGTTAATAATAGTAGTGTCTTTATATTCTTCTTGCAACATATTAACTACTTGTTGAGCAAGATAAGGTTGATAGTTTCTATTTGGATTGATGTTTGTATATTGAACATTATCTCCATAATTCCATTTAGGTTGACCACCTGAGAACTGGATCATTATGTATTTACCAATCTCATTATCAGCTAACCACTTAGTGACCTCTACTTTATGTTTATCTGTATAAATTTTACCAGTCATAGATCTATTAAAATCTACACTGTGGTGTTCACAGTAACTTTCAATAATATGTTGTTTACCAAATTGAAAATTTGATTTGTATGGCTCACAATAAAATATATTATCAGATGCCATGATCCTTGGATCTTTTAACGGTAATGTAGATTCTAAAGCTAGTTTAACATCTGGGTTACCAGCGAAACAATCTATGTAAGGTGTATAAATTTGCACCTCTGATTTTTTTTTTAATTTAGGTAGTAAAGCAGTAAATGCGGTACATTTACCAACACCACCTTCTACGACGTACGTATTAAGCATTATATTCCTTTCGTTTGTTGTTACTTATCTTCTAATTCTTTTACTCTTGCTGTCAATTCTTTAATTGCATTAACTAATACAGGAAGTAAATGACCTCCTGTTAATTTTAAATTTTCTGCATTATGATTATCTATAATAACAGGATTATCACCCTCTAATGCTAAAATTTCTTGAGCAGAAAAACCATATTTTTTATCGCCAGCAGGAGTATCATCTTCTCTTGAAGTTTTAAAATCATATTTAATTGGTGTTATTTGATTAATAAAATTTAAACCATGAGGTACATTTTCAACATTAGTTTTATCTCTTAAATCTGAAGTTACTGTCCAATCAATTTTTATATAAGCATGAGTGTTACCACTATTACCAATTACGATATTATGAGCATCACTTCCTGTAATTTCTTTTACAGCATCTACACCAGAGTTAATTCCAAGAGTAGTATTATTATTTCCACTAACTGCATTACAACCTGCGGATTTTCCAATAAAAGTATTACCTTCTGTTGTAGTAATTGATGTACCAGCATTTTTACCAATTATTGTATTAAAACAACCTGTTGTAACAGCACTTGCAGAATTTTGACCAACTGCTGTATTTCCACCTGTACCTGTTGTTGCACTACCTAAAGCTGAAACACCAACTGCTACGTTCTCATCTGCTGTTGTGTTTGCTGTTAAAGCACTTCTACCTACTGCTACATTAAAATCACCTGTTGTGTTACTATCTAAAGCAAAAGCTCCTAATGCTGAATTTTGACAACCTGTTGTATTAGCACCTAAAGTATTACATCCAACTGCTGAATTTTGTGGTCCTGTTGTGTTAGCCACTAAAGCATTTTTTCCTACTGCAACATTACATCCACCTGTTGTGTTAGATCTTAAAGAATCATTACCTAATGCTGTATTATCTGAAGCTGAAGTATTAGTTGTTAAAGAATCAAAACCTATTGCTACATTTCTAGAACCTGTTGTATTAGCATCTAAAGCTAATGCACCTACTGCTGTATTTTTTTCTCCTGTTGTGTTTGCAAACATAGTGGAATTACCACCAAGGGCAGTATTACTTGAACCTGTTGTGTTACATTGCATTGCTGATGTTCCAGAAGCTAAATTACTTGAACCTGTTGTATTGCCAAGCATTGCATTACGACCAACTGCAACATTATCTGAGGCTGTTGTGTTAGCTGATAAAGCACCACAACCAATTCCTACATTTGTTGCACCTGTTGTGTTACATCTTAAAGCAAACTTACCAAGTGCTACATTACTTGAGCCTGATGTATTTTTAAACATACTAGTTAAACCGACGGCTGTATTATCAGCACCAGATGTATTACAAGCTAAACTATTATTACCTATAGCTGTATTGTTGGCTGCTGTTGTTCCTGTTATATAAGCATTTCTACCTATTACTAAAATATCTGACCCTGTTGTATTTGCACAAGCTGCTTTTTGTCCAATAGCAATATTTGTTGAACCTGTAGTGTTAGCCAATAAACTAAAAAAACCTAGGGCTGTATTATCCGAACCTGTTGTATTAGCACCTAAAGATGAATTTCCCATTGCCACATTACAATCACCTGTTGTTGTAGATGACATAACATCTCCACCAATAGCTGTGTTAGAAGTACCTGTTGTAATAGCATCTCCAGCTGTCGTACCTATCATAACACTATCACTTGATGTTGTGCTAAGTTTCATAGCATTTTGTCCAACAGCAACATTTCTTACTCCTGTTGTGTTAGTATATAAAGAACAAACACCTACTGCTACATTTCCAGATGCTGTTGTGCTAGAAAAAAGTGAATTTGTACCAACTGCTGTGTTAGAGCCAGCTGTTGTATTACTAAATAAAGAATTATATCCAACAGCAACATTACAATCGCCTGTAGTATTAGAATTTAAAGATTGTCTACCTAAAGTACTATTTTCAAAACCTGTTGTGTTAGTAACCATTGCATTAGCTCCAACTGC